CTAGTCAATGGACAGTTTATGGACACTATCAGCCAGCGGATTAAAGCTAATCGCATCCTGTAAAAAGTCCGGTGAAAAATGCGCATACGTCATCGTTTGTTGAATCGTGGCGTGCCCAAGGATTCGCTGTAACGTAACGATATTTCCGCCGTTCATCATGAAATGCGTGGCGAACGTGTGACGCATAACGTGAGTCGCCTGACCTTTGGGTAAATCCGGTTTCACCTCCTGAAGGATATCCCGAAAACGGATGTAATCAGCCTGGTACAATAGCCCGGTTTTTCGGGTTTTTATCAACGAAAGCACCGTATCAGAAACAGGAACCGCGCGGGATTTTCCATTCTTTGTGTTAAAGAACATTACGCGGTTACCAACGATATGCTCACCACGTAAGCCAGCTGCTTCCCCCCACCTTGCGCCAGTGGAAAGACACAGAACAGCAACGCGACGCGCATCCCCCTCGAGTCGTTCAAGCAGCCGATCAATCTCATCATCTGAAAGAAAGGCCATTTCTGTATTCCTGACCTTGAGCTTACGTATTCCACGCACCGGGTTTTCGTTATGGAAAACATCCGCATCAATCAGCGAGGTAAACATTGCAGACAAGGCACACAAATCACGATTAACACTGGAGGGCATTAATCCGGCCTGTAATTTATCTGAACGATACCCGAGCATAAACTTTCGCGTCATCTCACTGGCGCGGGGGTCCCTCATCTCACGGTTTATTTTTTCCAGCCTGACCCTGTAAGTATCCCCGTAAGGCTGATTCCGGCCATCAAGCACCCACCAGGCATCTATCAGTTCGGATAACCGACGCTGATCAGCTGGCTTGGCCTGCCACGGTTTATCGTGGAAATTCTGCAAAACATACCTTTCAAACTCCTGTGCCTTTGACTTCAGGGTAAAAATCTTACGGATCCGCTTTCCTTCCGTCCCTTGCGGTCTTACATCAACCTTATAACGCCCGTCTTTGAGTTGCTTAATCGACATGATTAGCCCCTCCAACGGATGAATCAGCCGTACACTCTCTACGGGATGAAACCCGCTCGATGTACAGCGTTAGCCAGCATTGCGACGAGATCGGGGTGATTTTTGGGTAATGCCGATTGAAACCTGATCGCCCTCCGACTGAATGGAGCCATCAAGAGAGAGAGCCGGGGCAACCTGCCCGGCAGCGGGAAATGTTTTGTCGTGAAGTATCCACATAGTGTATTTTTCGAATCGCTCGACTTGGATTACTTTTTCTACAACCTCAATTCGCGCAGGTTTATATCCAGACTCATAATTTCCTATAGTTCCTACAGAAACCCCCGTTACTTGCGAAAACTGAGATTGTGTAAGGTTTTCCGCGTTTCTGATTGCCTTTAGTTTTTTGGCGTAATCTCTTGACATGTTCACCATACGATGAGTATCCTCTATTCGAACTTCACCACAGGGTGAAGTAAACAAATCAAAACAAACCTTCATGATGCGCGACAAGCGCACCAACGCAAGAGGATAGCAAATGCGGAAGTCAATTGCCGATAAAGAGTTATCTGACACACAAGCCCTTCAGGAAAACGACAGCATCACCGAATCCGTTGGCGCGGCAAACGACGATGAACACCAAGAGGAAAAGAAAAAACGCACCTACAAAAAAGGGGCAACCTTGCGACTGGATGGCCCGGTAGCCGGACTTTGCTCACTTGAAAAAGGGGCAGCCTATATCGGGTTGACAAAAGCTGCATTGCGCGTGGCGCTTCAGCGAAATCAGATGCCTGGACACAAGACCCGTTCAAACCCTGAAGATGAAAATTCGGATGGCGTGTGGTGGTTTAACGCCAGAGAGTGGGACAAGCTGGCTGACGAACTACCAGAATGCGAGCCGCCAGAATGGCACAACTGGAAAAGCTACTGGACATACGACCGACAGAAAAGAAAGTTTTCCCCGGCAAACAAAGAAGACTGCCAGACCATCAATGGAAAGCGGGTTTACACAGGAAGAAAGTCAAAACTGGAGCAACACCAATACAGTGGAGGCAACCAGTGACATCAAAACAAACCGGCAACAGCGAAATCCCAGGAATGAGATTTCGCCGCAGATGCTGTGGAAAATGGTTGTTATGCAAGCAGCCTACCAGGCTGATGGATGATCATCCTCAATATCAAACACATTTCTGTAAAAACGAGAATGTTGCAAGGGATGAATAAGCGACCCCCAACAATCATAAATATCAGCCAGTTCGAACACATCGTATGAGAGATGTTGAGCAAACGATTCGGCATCTTCAAAAGACTCAAACACCTCATCATACAAGTGAATGTTTTCAGGATACGAAAGTGACAAGCAAAAACCAGACGTAGATTCCGTAACCAAGAAGACAAGGTGATATTTATCATTCACCAGTGACTGAGCACATTTTTTTACAGAGCGAAGAATCACAGGGGAACGCGCGCCAATACGAAAGAGTTCTGCATGAGCACGGGCATCAACAAAACTGTGAAACCCCTCACTTCTTGCAAGCTCACGTTCGGCAGCACGCAAAACCCAAAACCACCGCCCAGATTCGGATGTAAGGATAATTTTCATATGAATAAAGAGAAATCTCCGGATTATTTTGTGAAACGATTACAGGATGCAACAGAGTCAATGTTGATTGCCCTGAATAATTACTCTTACGAAGAGGCCGTAACGGTACTTGAGTGGATAAAGGAAAAAATAACGGAAGACAGCATCGTCAAGATGCAGAGTATCAACATCTCCCGTGACAAAACATTTCCACTGCGAATACCGCCAAAACGACGACTGGTTTACTCGATACCAGTCTCAATGCAGTGCAAATTGCCGAAATAGTTTATGAGAAAACATAAATACTCCTTTGTGTGGTTGGTTATCGTTACAACAGTTCGGGCAAGAATTGCAAGGCGTAACGAAATTACCACAAAACCATGCGCCGGGCATGGCTAAAAACCCGGCACAAATTCACAGCAGCAGTAGGGATTTTTATGAAGAAACCGGGAAATTTTTCACAGCAGAATTTTCGAACAAGTGCCGAACGCCACGTTGCACGCCAGCACTTCCGCAAAAATAGTGCGACCACAACCACTGAAATCCATGCCACACCAGACGGTCACCCGGTAAAACAAACCGGCAAGCACACCTGGACGATTGGCGACACTGGCATCGTTATTCACAAAAGTTTTCGCAGCCCTGTTACTGGCAGATTTAATTTCACCCTGACTCGCGGGGATGATTACTTCGGACAGGACTTCACATTTTTTGAAGCCTTAAGAACGGCAGACAGATTAATCAGCGGCCTGCGTTTTCAATATCCGGGAAGCAAGCACTGATAAATAAAGGATTCAGCCATGATCGAAGCCTACAAAATACTTATTAATAACGCGTTGCAGCGTTACCACTTCGAACTTGCAAACCGGGGCGTAACTAAGGATGAAAGCCTTCGTAACTCACTGCGCGGCGCAATTATGGGACTGTATAACTGCGCGCTGGGCAGCGATGACCGTGAAGCGCTGGAAGAATTAAAGTCGATTATGACAGAACTGTTTGAAGGTGAAATTGTCGAGCCTTACTTCACAGGAGTGGCAGCATGAGCATATTCCTTTCATGGGTAATTCTGATTATCTCCGTGCTTATGGCAATCGGCATTATGCGAATTATCCACACACTGAAGGATATCGAATTATTCTTTACCGGCGATAAACGCCGTAAATAAAGCGAAAACCTTATGAAGAATGTAAAAGCAATACACACCATCGCCACTGTATGGGTGATATTTCAGGTGAGTGCGCTTATCTGGTTAGCCCTGAAGATCTGGGAATAACCTGAAGCCGAAAGCAGGCGCGGAATAACACCAGAAAACACACGAGCAATTAATTAAGGCATTCATGCCTTCGGGTTCCCTTTGTCTTTTTTTCAGGAGTCAACAAATGAGAACAGCCGAATCACCCGGCAGAGAAATAACCGCCAGACCAGCTAACCATCATGCGCATATCAGCATGGCCGCAAGAAAAGCCGAGCGTGCACATATCTGCGAATTACTGCGCGAGCTGACTGAGACAGCGAAAGAGACACACACCTGTCCACAGGAAACCTGCGCAGCCATTGAACGACTGATTGCAATACTCGCCAACCCAGACGAACTGAAGGGGTGCGCATAATGAACCATCTCATGATTGACACCGAAACACTGGGTAACGGACCGGACGCAGCCATATTCGCGATTGGGGCGGTGTTTTTCGACCCGTTCACCGGAAAGCTGGGCAAGCAGTTTGAGAAATTCATCGACCCGGTGGATTCAGAACGCAACGGCGGAACCGTCAATGCAGCCACCGCTGTATGGTGGGCCGGACAATCCGTGGAGGCCAGATCCTGCCTGCGCAACGCAGATGGAACAGAGCTGGCAGCAGTGACCGAATTTCTGGCGTTCATTTCACGCAATATGCATGACGAAAGCCCGGGCAATTCACTGAACATATGGTGTAAGGGCGCATCCTTCGATTTCCCGATCCTGAAATCCGCCATAACACGCACAGCCGGAGAAAAAAGCATCCCCTGGTGCTACTGGAACGAGCGCTGTATGCGCCCGCTTATCGCCATGGCTGAATCAACTGGATGGAAAATGCCAGGCAGATCAGGCAAAGAGACCATTGCTCACACCGCGCTGGGCGACGCCGTTTACCAGGCAAAGGTCGTGTCAGAAATCTGGCAGCGCTTCACAACACCATTCCTGAACATATGAGGTGAAGCCATGGTCGCCATCCTGAATGTGTGTTGCTGCCCCCCCCTGAACGTGGAAAGAAAAGCCCGCGCATCGCTGCATTTATTCCGCGACGGCGTGCGGAATTTTTCACGCATAAAACCCCACGACTACCTGGTAATAAGAATCGGTTTTCGCTGGCGATTGCTGAGCAAAAACAACGGGGCGTCATGGGATTTATTAACGCACGAAACCTATAACAAAGAGGCCGCGTTATGAGCAAAGAACTGTTATCCGGCACGCCGCTTAAATGGGTGGGCGGAAAAAGTCGCATCATGAACACACTGAAGGCGCATCTGCCAGAAGCAGACTGCCTGGTTGAGCCGTTTGTGGGTGGCGCATCGGTATTCATGAACACCAGTTACAAGCGTTACATCCTGGGTGATTCCAATGGTGCGCTGATTAATTTCTACCGGCAAGCCAGGGACAACACCGACAGCCTGATCGACGAGGCGAAAACCCTGTTCCTGAACCACAACAACAGGGGTGACTATCTCATCATTCGCGAAACCTTTAACGCAGAGAATCATGCCTTCCTGAACAGCAGAACGGGAATAAGCGACCGCCGTGAACTGCGACTGGCCGCCATGTTTTTGTACCTGAACCGACACAGCTTTAACGGTTTGTTCCGCGTGAACGGAAAAGGCGATTTTAACGTGCCTTTCGGCTGCTACCGCAAGCCCTACTTCCCTGAGCGGGAAATCCGCGCATTTGCAGACAAGGCAAACAGCACCCGAACGCTGCTTATCCACGCAGATTTTAAGGATACGCTGAACTCTGCCAGTCACCTGTTCGGCATGGGCAACACGCTTTGCGTGTACTGCGATCCCCCTTACCTGCGATTCAGTGGCCGGGACAATTTCACCGCCTACGGAAAACCATTCGATGAAGACGAGCACGTTCGTCTGAGGGCAGCGCTTGACCGCCTTTCACAGGAAACGGGCGGCATGACCAGCATCACCATCTCCAATTCCGACACACCGGAAACCAGACGCATTTATCAGGGTTACCGGATGAACGCCATCCAGGCACCACGAAGCGTTGGCGCAAGAACCCGCGAACCCGCACCGGAGGTTATCGCCACCCTGAAACAGTGCGACGCATGCGGTCGCCATGGCGGTGGCTACTGCCCGGACTACGGACCGGTAACGGGAGATGCAACTTACAGCGCGATGTTAATCACCGCCAGTACGTAAACAACCAGTAAATCAGTAACACCGGAGTCAGGAAATGAATAGCGAAAACAACAAAGAGCTTTTGTGGGAATTGCGTCTCATCGCCCGTGCACACGAGGAAGCAGCAAAAGTTGTCGCAGCTGCTGGAAGACCAGAGCTCGTTATCACTTCAGCAATCTCACTGAGGATCACCATGGAAGCAATTCAGGTAATTCAGGATCAGGAAAGTGAAATCGCCACCCTTAAAAAGCAGCTCAACGAGAAATCTGCCGGGCAAAGGAGTCAGCAATGATCCAGGAATCAACCGTTATCAGATTCACAGCCAACGGCCGTCAGTATGAAGTCGACGAAAGCCTGATTGACCAGGGCATGACACGCCAGGACTCACGCAATTCTGAGATGCATCACATCCGCCTTATCAACGGTTCGCACTTCTGCGCCACGAACATGGAAGAAGTACGCGTGCTGACAGCAACACGCAATACGGGAGGTAAAGCATGGCAGTGATTTATATCGCCGGTCCCATGACCGGATGCAAAGACCACAACAGGACGGCATTTTGCGTGGAGGACCTGAAACTTCGGTGCGCCGGAAACATCGTTCTTAATCCTGCCGTACTGCCTGACGGATTAAGCCAGCAGCAGTACATGAGTATTTGTATTCCGATGCTCATGTGTGCCGATGCCATTTACTTACTGGATGGATGGGAAGAGTCCGCTGGCGCACGGGCTGAGTACGCAATGGCGCTCAAACTGAACATGCCAGTGTCATTCCCGGAAAACCGGGCAGCCGGCGAAACCGTCGCGCAGCTGCTTCACAAATCAAAAGCCGCACAGGCGACTGAGTAACCGACCGGAGATCGAAACATGATTGCGCGCAGAGCTACCAACCGTCTCACAGGCTTTATTCCAGGCAAGGTTGATCATGCACTCCATCACGGGGCTGTCACTTTCCTCAACAAAGGAGAGGCGCGCAATCATGCATTCCGGGGTGAGCACGTGGCGCTGGCTAATCAGTCTTTGATAGCTAAGCGCCTGCCATTCAGCCTTTTCAGCTCTGATAGAAAGAGAGGCAGCCATGACCTGCCACACCAGAAAGAGCACCACACTGGCGAAAACAAACGTTGCGCTGTCGCAAAAAATGAATGCGGCAACAATCGCAAGGAAAGCGCTAATCCTCAGAACCAAGGAAGCGCGACGGTGGAGAAGGCTTGTCATGTGTTCAAGCCAGTAGCTGTACCACAGGTCAAAAAGAATTTCGTAATCAGAAGGGAGCTTATCACTCATCAGAAACACCCCGCGTATGCAGACAATCACCAGTTGCCAGGTGATATTAATTCGCAACATTCTAACCACATCAGCACGCAACACAAAAACCGCTTGCCAGCGCTCGTCGTGTCGGGTTACATTTCCGCTGCACCTCATAAAACGGGTGCCGGGTTTCGCAGCCTGCCGACTAGCAAAGCGCACAACCGCGCCAGCGGTTTTTTTGTGCGTACTGTATTGCCACGTCTTTTTCGCGTCAGAATTATGGCGGGGCGTACGGGGCCGACTTCGGTCGGGCCGGGTTCTTTGCTAGCCGGTACTGCGAACCTCGTACGTCTCGCCACCCACAGTTTCGCAGCTCTGGATGGTGAGTTTTCACAACTTACTAGCAAAGAGGCCACACCATGGCAAACCGCAAGCAACAGCGCGCCCGCGCTGAGCGTCTTCACATCCGCAGCGAAATCAACCGCAGACTTTTCCGCGCAACACGCGTCGCACAAATCATGCATATCAACATGCTGCATGAGCGCACGCACGCGCTGTCAAACCGTTACTGCGCTGCTGTCTTCAGCTATCTCGCCGAAGATCTGGCAGAACTGCAAAGCCTCATCAACCAGCACCGATAA